ATGGTAGGGCAGCATACACTGGTGTTGGTCAGTTCACTAATGGATACGGTCTATCAGTTGTAAGACACGCTGGTTCTTATGGTGGAGAACAAGGTTTGTTTGAAGTCATGCTGATGAGGAATGACAATCCAATATCATTACCACCTATCACAGAAGAAGGTGATACAGTAAAAGGTTTCTTGACAAAGGAACAAGTTGATGATATAATAGAAGACGTAAGAAACTTGCCAGGCACAGTTTAACATTAATCACTAGTCTATTCTAATGATTATCTTGTATGACAAACTGCCTCTTGTTGAATAAATATTAGTTCACTATAGGAGAATATTATGTGGACTAAACCAAGTTATACAGAAATGCGTTTTGGATTTGAAGTTACAATGTACATTATGAATAAGTAGTTTTTCCTCTGACTACCCATGCTCCTTTACGGTATAAATACTGTAAAGGAGTTTTTCGTTTATGCAGAATACATTATCATACTTCATGGGTAGAGATGGTTTTACTTGGTTCATGGGCGTCTGTGAAGATAGAGATGACCCAAAGGCACTAGGTAGAATTCGTGTCCGATGTTTCGGATATCATACTGATGACTTACAAAAGATACCAACCCAAGACCTACCTTGGGCTCATGTGATAATGCCTCCGACAGCACAAGTTGGTGCTTTCCATAATATCAAACCTGGCGAATGGGTATTCGGTTTCTTTCGTGACCCAGAATATTTTCAAGAACCAGTAATCCTTGGTATCATGCCAGGCGTTCCTGCTACTGCGTCTGACCCAAGTAAAGGTTTCAGTGACCCCAACTCTGAAGATGCTCCAGAACCTCAAGACGCAAAATATAAAAAGATTCCAGACTTTGGGCCTTACCCTTCCAGACCAACATTCGCTGATACATCCAGACTAGCATCTGGATTACTAGAAGCGCATCCAGAGATTGCAGAACGTGACCTTGCATTTACTGAAGATGTTCTTATCGCAAACGATTTGCCTGATGACCCTAACAAGTGGGATGAACCAAAGACTACGGATGCATCCACTAGAGGATTACTTGCGACAGGCACAAACCCAGAGACAGGTGAAACTCGTGAAGTCAAACTTCGTAGAGGTACAGAGTATCCATACAATCATGTTCTTGAAACAGAGAGCGGACATATCAAAGAGTATGATGATACTCCTTTTGCAGAACGTATCTATGAGAAGCATCGTACAGGAACTTTCTATGAGATTGACGCAGACGGAAATAAAGTTACACGCATTGTAGGAAACAGTTATGAGATTGTCGCAGGCACAGAGTACGTCAATGTCAAAGGTGATGTAAACCTTACGGTAGATTCAAATTGCAATACCTACATCAAAGGTAATTGGAACATACAGGTTGACGGCGACAAGACGGAAGTTGTTACAGGGAAAGTTTCAGAAACATATAAGGATACTAAAACGGAAACTGTCACAGGTGCAGTATCGGAAACGTATCAAGCAAATCAAACAACAAACATTACAGGTACACTAGACTTGGATGCTTCTTCGGAAGTAGACATTGATGCTGGTGTTATCAATCTAAACTAGGAGAACATATGCCGCCAGTAACAAGAGTGGGATTGGATAGTCATGTTGGACACGCAAGTCCTACACCAAGTCCATTTCATCAAACCGCCTACGCAGTTGGTAGTCCTAATGTAAACACTAATGGTGCAAAGACTGTACGGATTGGTGATACTACATCATGTGGCGACCCAGCGACAGGTGGAAGCGGTACTGTGTTTGTAAATGGAATTCCAGTTCACCGACAAGGTGATGGAACAGGTGGACACGGAAGTTGGGTGCCTAATAACTCTGCATCAGGTTCACCAAATGTAATTGCCGGTGGGTAATTTTTATAATATAATATAAGGAAATATATGTACGCATTAATAGCAACAATCGCAGTAATGAACGCAGTCATCATCAGTGAGAAAGAGATTGAACAATCCACTCCTGTTCAGTTTGTCAAGAACGCAAACTTTGAACTAATTGATGACAGATGGGTTTGGGCTCCGACAATAAAAGAAGTGGAATAAGTTATGTACGAGTATAAATGTAAGTTGGTTAGAGTAGTTGATGGCGACACAATTGATGTTGATATCGACTTGGGGTTTGGTGTGTGGATGCAAAATCAACGCATTAGAATGTATGGTATTGATACACCAGAATCCAGAACCTCTGACCCTGTAGAAAAACTCTATGGAAAGGCTGCAACTGCATTCCTAGAGAAGTGGACTAACTCTGGTAATCTTGTTCTTAAAACATTTAAGGATGACAGAGGAAAGTTTGGTCGTATCCTTGGTGAGATTTGGTATGACGGAGACAATATGTACAACATCAATCAGATGTTGATAGACAATCATCACGCTGTTGCGTATCATGGACAGTCTAAAGAATTGATTGAAGAAGAACATATTAAAAATCGAGAATTCATTAATCTCTGAGTTTCGTTATAAATAGAGTTAGGAGATATTAAATGGCAGTTAACCCTAGTGCGTTCAGAGATGCTGAGTCTACAAATGATTCAAACAGAAGCGCTCAAGTTTATAAAGATATTAATCTAAACTTCAGCAGACATCCTGTAACTGGAGACATAGGCACATTGTCTGACGTATCAGCAGTTAAACGTAGTGTACGCAATCTTGTTAACACTAACTTCTATGAGAAACATTTTCGTCCAGAGATTGGTTCTAACATTCGTAGTGTTCTCTTTGAACCTGTATCCCCTTTGGTTGCAGACGTTCTCAAGAGACACGTTAAAGATGTTATAGAGAACTTTGAACCAAGAGCAGAATTAATAGATATTAAAAGTGTTGCAAAACCAGATAGGAATGAATACCAAGTTACTATAGAATTCTTCGTAGTTAATTCTCCTGCTGGTGCTGCAAGTGTTACACTAATGTTAGAACAGTTAAGATAGAGAGACTATAATGGCAACCAAATTACAAGTCACTGAGTTAGACTTTGATGACATAAAAACAAATCTAAAGACTTACATGAAGAATCAAACAGAGTTCTCTGATTATAACTTTGAGGGTTCTGGTCTTTCTGTATTGATTGATGCACTTGCATACAATACTCATTACTTGGGTATGAATGCAAACATGGCAGTCAATGAAGCATTCTTGGATACTGCAACTCTACGTTCTTCGGTTGTCTCTCATGCAAAGACGTTAGGTTACACTCCTCGTTCTGCTCGTGCTCCTATTGCATATCTCAATGTTACAATTAACAACTCTTCTCTCACATCCATTACAGTTGCCAAAGGAACTAAGTTTACTACACAGATTGATGGAACATCTTATGCGTATGTTGTAAACGCAAACCAAACAACAACACCAGTGAATGGTGTTCTTAGATTTTCAAATCTTCCAGTATATGAAGGTTCACTGGTAACAGCAAAGTATACAGTAGACTCTTCTAATATTGAAAAGAGATATATGGTTACAGACAATCGTGCAGACACAACTACACTAAAAGTATCTGTGCAGAATTCTGCTTCAGATGTAACTACCACGGTGTATACTCTTGCAACAGATATCACACAAGTGACCGCTACTTCTAATGTTTACTTCTTGCAAGAAACCGATAACGGTAAGTATGAAGTTTATTTTGGTGATAATGTTGTTGGAACAAAACCTACTGATGGTAACATTATCATTATAGAATATATCGTTACTAACAAAGCAAAATCAAATGGTGCAAAGACCTTCAGTGGAACTTCAGTTGGTGGTGAAAGTAATATTACTATTGCTACAGTTGCAGCATCTGCTGGTGGTGCCGAACCAGAAACAATCGAATCAATTAAATATAATGCTCCTCTGGATTATGCATCACAGGGTAGAGCAGTTACTACAGAAGATTACAAAGTAATTATACCAAAGGTATTCGCAGATACTAAAGCAGTTCAGGTGTGGGGTGGAGAAGATAACAACCCACCAATTTATGGACAGGTATTTGTTTCAATCAAAACAACTTCTGGAATTAACTTGACACAAGCACAGAAAGATGTTATAACTACATCACTTGACAAATATAATATTGCTTCTGTTCGTCCTACAATCATTGACCCAGAGATTACAAAGATTAAACTCAATACTACATTTAAGTATAATGCAAACGTAACGACTAAGACAGGAACAGAATTAGAAACTCTAGTTCGTTCTACACTAAACACATATAACACAACTGATTTGGAAAAGTTTGATGGAGTGTTTAGATTTTCTAAGTTAAGTAGATTGGTTGATGGAACTGACGTAGCAATTCTTTCAAACATTTCTACGGTTCGTATTCAAAAAACAATCACTCCACAACTCAATACTTTACAGAGGTATGTTATAGATTATGCAAATCCTCTATACAATCCACATAGTGGTCATGCAACTATTATATCTTCTACAGGTTTCAAAATAACTGGAAGCACATTAGAGATGTTTATGGATGATGATGGTATGGGTAATCTAAGAGCATACTCTCTAAGTGGTGGTACAACTAAAACATATCTTGACACAAACATTGGTAGTGTTAATTATAGTACTGGAGTTGTGACTATAAACTCTCTCAATATTACATCGTCAACGGAGACTGCTGGTGTGACCGTAACGGCACAACCAAGTTCTAATGATATTGTTCCTGTTCGTAATCAGTTGATTGAGATTGACTTTGCTAATGCAATTATTACTGGACAGAATGACACAATAGAATCTGGTGGTTCTTCTGCTGGAACTGACTACGCAACGTCATCTTCATATTAAGGTAAACTGAATGTCTGACCCAACACTAAAGAATAAAGTCTCTCCACATATTCAGAGCCAACTGCCTGAGTTCGTTCAGTCAGACCATCCTCTATTTTCTTTATTCCTAAAATACTATTACGAGTTCCTTGAAGCAGGAGAACTTGTTGTCACTGGTTCAAACAACTATGTGGTTGAAGAGACAATCACCAAGAACCTTATCCTATCAGAAGATGGGTTGAGAGTTGTACTAGAAGATTCAACTGGTAAGTTTGTCGCTGGTGAAACCATTACTGGTTCTATTACTGGTGCAACTGCAAAGATACTGGTAGATGATTTTGATGCAAATAATAGATTGTTTGTTACATCTCAACAGAGATTTCAAACTGGAGAAACTATAACTGGTGGTACAACTGGTGCAGTATCAACTGTATCATCTTATCGTGCTAACCCTGTACAGAACATTCAACAACTTCTTGCATATGCAGATGTCGATAATACAGTATATGCTTTCTTAGATAAGTTTAGAGATTCCTTTATGGAGTCTTTACCTAATACTCTTGCAGATGGTATCGCAAAAAGAAAACTTATCAAGAACATTAAAGATATGTACGCTGCAAAGGGTACACGAGATGGACATAAGTTATTCTTTAGAATTCTTTTCAATGAAGAAGCAACAATTATTTATCCTCGTGATAGTATTCTTCGTGCATCTGATGGTCAGTGGTCTACTGACAATGTTCTTCGTATTATTGAAACAGGTACTTCTGATTTCACTAAAGCGATTGGACAGAGACTTATAGGTTCTACTTCTGGTGCAACAGCACTTATCGCAACAGTTATTAAATTTAGAGAAGGTGCAACTCAGATTGCAGAACTGAATATTGATGCGAACTCTGTAACAGGAACATTCATTACAGGTGAACTTGTTACGACAACAGATACAACCTTAGACCTAGAAATATCTGGAACAGTAAAGAGTATTGTTATTGGTGGACAGGTCACTGTTTCTGGCGCTTATTATAATACTTCAGACCCAATAAGGATTACAGGTGATACTGGAAACAATGCTGCAACTGCTCGTGTGGAATCTGCTGGTGCTGGTTCTATTGATGAGATTGTTATTGAGAGTGGTGGTACTGGTTATTCTGCTGGAGAAGAACTACGATTTGATTTAACTGACACACAAGGTATCGATGTTCGAGCAAAGATTGGTGTTGTCGGTGGTGCATTTATTTTAGAACAAGCAACCTCACCAGATAACTTAATTACAGAAGACGGTGACTTAATTGTTACAGATGATGATATTCAATATATCAGCAAAGAACAAACCGTTGGAGAACTTGACCATCTCACTATGGAAGATGGTGGACAGATTGTATTGGAGACACAAACCTTTACAGACTTGAGTGTTGCATCTGAGGCTGGAGAGATTACTAAGATTAATATTATTAATCGTGGTAACGGTTTTCTTAAACTTCCTCTTGTATCTGACAGTGCAAGTTCTAGTGGTAGTAATGCAACCCTATATGCTGCATCTACAATTGCTCCAATGGTTGGACACGTTGAGGGTATATCAATTACTAACTTTGGTTTGGACTATACGACCAATCCAGCATTTGTTCTCAACAGAAATATCCTAGTTAAAAATGTTACTGGTACTTTTGTTGCCGGTGATACTCTTACAAGTCACGATGCAACGGTAGTTGATTTTGATAGTGCAAGAAAAATACTTGAACTGTCAACGAGTAATGTATTTAATAAAGATGATACGATAACATCTATCACTGGTGCATCTGCTATAATACATCAAGCAACACCAGCATTTGCAACTTCTCAGGTTGGAGTTATTGGTGAAACTGTTGGTAATTTTGTAAATGATAGAGGTAAGATTTCTGTTGACACTATGAAGGTTCAAGATAGTTATTACTATCAAGACTATTCATATGTGGTTCGTATTGGTCAATCAATCAACGAGTGGAGAGAAAGTATTAGACGTTCTGTTCACCCTGCTGGTTGGAACGTATTTGGTGAAGTATCTTTTGCATCACAAGTATCTGCAAGAATTGCTCCTATCACTGCTGGTGGAGTTGGGGACAGTGTATCACCAGATACATTCACACCAGAACTTGCATCTACATTCACTAACCTATTCACTACTATCTTCGGTAGAAGGTTGGGTACAAAGACTGATGGCACAACTCCAAGAGTTAATGCTGGAACATCTGTTGCATCTCCAAGTGAGTTGACAAACACAAAAAGAGATGTTACACTAACAAGTTCAGTAGTTGTAAGTATGAATATTAATCGTGGTTCTCATGTTACAGGGGGAACTTTGAATCTGTTACCTCAATATGCTTTTGCAGTTCCACCACTAGATAACACATTACCAATACCACACTACCCAGGCTTAACTAGACAACAAAGAACAAACAACAATGATGGTGCTTATTATACTATTGACCAGTTTGGACAATTTAGAATTAATCAAGTATCGGACGGAAGTGGAAATATTCCCAACGCAGCATTCAATACAAGAATTAATGTACCACCCCCAGGCGAGATAAGAGTTTCTAGTGGTGGTGCTGGTTCAGTCAATTCATTTAGTAATACCTTTATGACTTTTGACAATGCAAACAATACATTCGATGAAAGTGTTGCTGGTGGAAACACACGGGCGAATTCAAGTTCTGTATATACATCATTCGATGAGAATACAGTTAATTTTGATAGTACAACAGGAACTTTTGATACAGGTAGTTGATAAAGCGTTATAAATAAAAGAAAGAATTTAGGAGAAACCGAATGGCATATCAGGCATTAGGACTTGGAACGAACGCCAACGATGGAACGGGCGATGACCTTCGTACAGGTGGTGATAAAATTAATGATAACTTTGTAGAAGTCTATACCGCCCTTGGTACTGGTTCTGCATTAACTTCTGGTATCAGTGCAGACGCAACAACTGTTACCTTGACTGCACCAACTATTAATGGTGTTATTGGTGGTACTGCAACTTCGCAGACAATCACTACACTTACAACTGGTGGAATTACTGGAACTGGTGGTGCGTTGGAGATTACCGCTGACAATAACATCGTTGAATTCAGAGGTGATGGAACGAACTCTGGTGTTGTTGGAACGATACAATTAAATTGTAGTGCAAACTCACATGGTCAAAAAATTCAATCACAACCACATAGTGCAAATGTAACAAACACACTGACACTTCCTGCTGGTGCAAGTTCTACATTGGTAAGTTTGGTATCTGCTGATACACTTACTAACAAGTCAATTGACTTGACAAACAATACTATTACTGGTACAACTGCTGAGTTTAACACTGCATTGTCTGATGGTTCTTTTGCAACACTTGCTGGAACTGAGACACTTACAAACAAAACTTTGACTTCACCTACCATTACTGGTACAGGTGCAATCGCTGGTACATTCACTGGTAACATTGAC